TGACACTGAAAAGGGTATAGTGACTGTTTATATCAATTCATTCGATAATGAAGATAGTGACGGAGACATATCCCTGCCAGGTTCTTTTAAACGGACTTTTAAGAACAATGGGCCAACGATTCAGCACTGGCTTAATCATGACCGGGATAAGCTGATAGGCGTTCCGATAAAGCTCTATGAAGATGATTTTGGTGCAATAGCTGTATCACAACTCAATATCAAAAAACAACTTGGCCGTGATGTTTTTGAAGATTATAAGCTTTTTGCTGAACATGATAAGACACTTCAACATTCGGTTCGTGTGTGGCCTATCAAGTTTGAAGAGGATCGTACCGGAGATAAGTTCACTCGTCGTGTTTCGGAATGGAAGCTTATAATGGAGTTTTCTACTCTTTATGGTTGGGGAGCAAACCAGCAAACACCGCTTATTGACATAAAATCACTTTCAGACCTTGAACTGATGATGAGTGAGGGTAATTACAGTGATGAAAAAGCAAGATTGATTGAAGAAACATATAATAAGCTCAAACGATTATTGTCCGACCCGCAAGGCACTCAGGTAACTGACCCGCCAGCACTCGGAGAGATAAAACAATTTTATTCACTTTTAAAAATTTAAGAACGTGGCAAAAGAAGAAAAAACAGTCGAACAGATGGCTGAAGAGATCAATACCTCCATCGAAGGACTTAAAAAATCCATCAATGACAAGGCTGATCTCTCAAAGCTTGAAGAACGATTTGAAGCAATAACAACCAAGCTCGATAAGCTTGTGGATAAGGACGGAAAGCCGATCGTGCCCGAAGCAATCGGGAAGCAACAGGAACAGCTCGACGAAATATCCACTCAGCTCAAACAGCTCGGTGAGTTACAGAAAACAAAAGGTGAGAGTATCTCTGATCAGGTACTTAAACACCTTCAGAGCGAAGATTTCAAGACCAAGATGAAGACACCGGCCGGAGTGCGTAATGGTGCTCTTGATTTTGAAGTCAAAGTTGCTAATATCGACACAGCAGACATTAACTCCGGGACTATCGAAGCTCAGGTCGAGCCCGGTGTGTCTGCTGCCCCGTGGCGTAATACGCCTATCTGGGACCGTGTTAATAAAGGCATAATCGGTCAGGGGCGTGATGCTATCTCATGGTGGGAGGAAACCACTCGCACGGATAGTGCTGTTATGGTAGCTGAAGAAGCTGCTCCTGCAACTGGTTCTGCAAAGACCTGGACAAAGCAGTCGATGAATATCATGCGTATGGCTGACTTCACAAAGGTATCACGTGAAGCACTTGAAGATTTTGAATATATCAACTCGGAGATTCAGGATTTGATCAGCAATGGTATTCCACGAAAACGTGAGACAGAGCTTCTTTCAGGTGTTGGGACAACTACTTATCTGAAAGGGATCACACAGTATGCCAAAGCTTTTGCTTTACCGGCTAATTTCGATAAAGTGCCGAATGCAAATGACGGTGATGTGCTTGCTGCTGCTCTCCTTCAGGTAATGAACGGTTATACATCGGATACGAACAAAAAAGGATTTTTGCCGAACACGATCATGCTGAATCCGGGAAGTGCCGTAAATATGCGTTTGCTGAAAAATGCAAATTACAGCTATGTTCATCATCCTTTGCTTGCGCCTGATGGGAGGTCGCTTAACGGAGTTCAGATTATCGAAAATCTTGATATGACAGCCGGGACATTCCTTGTCGGTGATTTCTCACGGGCAAAGGCTTATGTGAAGCGTAATATGTCAATCGGTTTCCATTATGAAAACGAAGATGACGTTCTGAATGATCTCGTACTCGTTCTGGCAACTATGCGTCTGGCTGGTCTGAAAGTTACGGCTGCTGATGCCTATGCTTTTGTGTATGGCACATTCTCGACAGCTAAAGCATTGATTGAAGCTGTTGCAGCATAAGAAAGGAGGTAATGATGAAAAAATTAATATCCATATTATTTTGCATTGCGCTCTTTTGCGTCTATGCTTCGGCTCAGACCGTGAACCATGTATCACACGTCATGCCTATCGGGGGTACTTATTATGAATGGACTGGTGCTGCTGTTATTGGCGGGGTAACTGCCGATACAGCTTACTGGGAAGTATTATCTAATAAGAATATCCCGGTGAACTGTCATGTCCGTGTTGAACTGACACGCAAGGGTGAAACTGATACATACGACATTGATCTTCAGGGTAAAATTTTTTCAAGTGGGACCTATGCTGCCCTCATGGAGAGTGCAGCTAATACAGCTACAAAAGAGCTACTTGATACAACGTCTTTTGCAGGCAACCAAGCTGCCTTGCCCGACACGTATTACAGATACTATCGTGTTATCGTAAACGATGATAACGCTTGTGCTGCAACTGATAGTATTACAGTTAGTAAGGTGGCGTTTAAATTTTACGAACGATGAATTTAGTACCAGTAACACTGAAATCTGGAAAGGTGATCAATGTATTGCCCCGTGAAATCGTGATCCTGAGAAAAGCCGGTTTGCTGAAAGAGTTCAAAACACCATCGGAAACGAAGGAGTTTAAGGATGAAACCCAAACCAAAACAGCCAAAGAAGAAAAAGAGGCTCGTGAGAGGATGTATCCTTCCAAAAAAAGGCCTATTAACATCTCTTCGGCTAACATAAAGGGAGGCAGACCGAAAAAAGTTAAGTGATGAACACTCGGATCAAGACTGATACGAAAGGTGAACCTTTGAGTAAAGATGAGGTTTTTAACTTCATCAAATTCGAGGATACCAGCAATACATCAGAGATCGCATTAATCATGTCAATGATTGCTTCGGTGCGTACTCATTTTGAGCGACGCACCGGGCTTTCATTCATGGAAAAGACATATGAAACGCTTTTCAAAATTGATGATAAGCCGTTTGTATTGCCTATCCAGCCCATTATCTCAGTTGATAAGGTTGAGCTTGTCGATCAGTATGGAGAGAAAACAGAACTGACCCTTGATACTGATTATTATAAGCGTGGCCTGTATGAGATTGAGATTTTTACTTCATCAATGGCTGGCTGGACCAACCCGCTTACCTCTTTCAGTGGTTATTACGATCTGTTTGTGACGTATAAAGCCGGTTATGGTCACGGTGATACTGAAACGTTACCTTTTGACCTGCGAGATGCAATGATGAAGCAGATAAAACAGTGGTATGATAACCGTGATGACTTTTATGAGTTCAAGATACTCGGATCGATCGAAAAGATATTGAATACTTATAAAACCCGATTGTTTTGAGACCGACAAAGTATAATAAGCGTATTACAATCCAGAAGCCGACCAAGACAGGAAATGAGATCGGCGGATGGATCAATAACTACAATACTCTGGAATGGTCTTATACGTGTTGGGCTTCGGTTGTCGTAATGAATGGTTATAAAAAGCTTCAATACGGAATGAATGCCAATGAAGAGGTTTTTGAAGTTGAGATGCGAAAACGTCTTGTCAATATTGATGTGGATTGCCGGATTGTTTACGCTGGCAATAACTACCAGGTCGTTTCTACTCCGGTGATTACTGATGATAAGGTTAATTTTCAAATGTCACGGACGATATGATTACGATGAGTGTTGACACGGCTTCTTTTCACAGGGATATGCAGCGATTCCGCAAGCGTAATGAAGTGGGTTTTCGTAATGCTATACTGAAAGCTACACTTCAGATGGAGAAGCTTGCCAAGATGAAGGTCCGCAATTTCACACGTGGAGCAAAAGTCAAGAGCAGTTTTCTTGTCAATGGCATTCGTAAGCAAATCACTGATCGGGGATTAACAGGTATTGTTATCAGTTCAGCAAGTTATTCCCAGGTATTTGAAGAGGGTAGTCGTCCGCATACTATCAGGATAAAAGATAAAAAGGTTCTTGCAGGGCCAAAACGAGGTGCACCGGCCGGATGGAATATAAACGCAAAAAGTGCTTCAATGGGATATGCCGTCTATGGCAAGAAAGTACAGCATCCCGGTACTTCGCCTCATCCGTTCCTTTTTCCTGCCTGGCGTTTTGCTATTAAGACATTTGAAAACTTGATGCGTAAAGCATTATGAAACACCGTGACCCTACATATCAGCTTTTAAAAGCATATCAGAACTTGCTCTCAGGTCATATCATTGACGAAGGGGTAGAGATTTATGTGGGGACACGGGTCCCGCGGGGGCAGACAAAATATGTCTATCTGTATGTTCAGGCTGTTACTCCGAATAACACCGGAGATAAAGTCATTTACAATATTGACATTGCTTTCCAGGCTGTTTGTATTCAGGCTGTCAGTGAAGGCGACGAAACATCTGTTAATAATATCATCGACCAGATACTTCAAATAGCAAGTGAAGGAGAAGATTCTATAATAATGAATGGATTTAAATGTGTTATGTCTTTTTTATTAGGAATAGATCCTCAGACTGAGCTTGTTGATTCAGCATATAACATTATTAAAACACTCACTATGTCTCACTTTATAGAACAAACATGAAAAAATTAAAAATTATTTTCTCAGCTATTCTGATCTCAGGTATTTTTTTACTTGTTTTCTGTGAAAGCAAACCAAGATCAGCCACTGTGCAAAGCACAAAGCTGGTTAGTCAGTTGACGGTTAGTGAAAATCTTGCTACCCCGACAACTTCAACGTTCATTGAGATTAATGGTCTTAATGAGATTGTAAATTATGCCGATGGCTCTACCCGTTTTGACGTGGATCATGTCTTTGCCGATACTCTGATCAAGACCGGGAATATTGATCTTTCTTCGCTAACTAATACGCTTGGTGAGGCACTCGACTTGACAGATGAGGTTATTATAGCTGCAAAATTTTTTCTTGCAGATAGTTCCGGGGCTACCTGTACATTGAGCGAGGGGGCTTCTAATTCATATCCGCTTTTCGGGACAACATACTCGGTTCAGCTGCAGGCTAATCAAAGCCTTTTATTTAAGTCTGATACTGTACTAATCCCGGTTTCGGCAACGCATAAGAATATCACTTATACCGGGAGCGGATCGGATGCAGTTCTTTTTGTAATATTATTAACAGCAGACAGTTACCAATAAATATTTAAGAAAATGGCAAAAGTACCAGGTTATAAAATTGTTCTTCAGTTCGATAACAAGACACTTGTCGGTTATCGCTCACATTCAATGGATTATGAGGCCGATATGGGAGACGCCACAACTGGGGCCTCTACAAATCAGCATAAAGAATATATTCCATTGTTTAAAGGGATGACGTTCTCGGTCAGTGGGTTATATGATCCCACAGCCGGAGGCAATAGTACATTTGATGATGCTATTGATTTGCTCCAGGGCGGGACTATGTTCACAGCTATATATGGGAATACAGAGGTCGGAAGCAAGTATTATAGTGCTTCGGCATATATTGAGCGTGCCCATCATGAAGGTGACTATACCGATCTTTCAAACTGGACCATTGATGTACGTGTTACCGGTGATGTAACTCCGGGAACTGTATCGGCATAATGGAACGCTGGCAGACACAGCTTCGTCTTCGAATCCGTGGCATCCCGTGGCGGGTTAAAGTCGGCTTTGATTATGAGTGGAAGGCCTGGCTGCTGGCTTATGATATTACCGAAACGGATCCTGCTGAGTTTTTAAAACTTGACATTGACCGTCAGGTAATAATTCTGGCTTACGGGGCAGCAGCATGGCATCTGATGAAGCATGGAAAGAACGTGTATTTCACTCCGGAAGATATTGCAGAGGCATTACTGCGGGCAACGAAAGAAGAAAACAATCAGCTTGTTGCTGCTATGGCTTACGCACGTTGGCCGGAATGGATGCGTCAGGTGAAAAATGATAAAAAAAAAGAAGAAACATAACCGTCGATGATCTTTATGATATGGCATTCGCAGAACTGGGTCTTACTGAAAAGGAGTTTTTTTCATTACCTCCTTTCAGGACCTATCTCATGCAGATGCAATATAACCGGAAGATCGAACGCAAATGGGAACAGACACGGATGCTGGCTTCAATGATACATAACTCAGCACAGGGTAAAAAACGAATGTTAACGCCACGACAGATCATCCATCTTTCATTTGATGATAATACAGATTATACACAATGGACGCAAGAGGAAGCAGAGGAATTAATAAGAAAATGGGGAGGTAAGCCGAATTGAAAATCATTGGAAGCCTTAAAGCAGTTTTAGGTCTTGACAAGACGAAGTATGATCGGGGCCTTAATCAAGCAGAGCAACGGACAAACCGTTTCTCGGCTGGTATCAAGCGTCTGGCTGGGTTCATGGCTGCTGCTTTTAGTGTGACTATTATTGCAGGATTTTTAAAGAAAGCAACTCAGGCTTTTGATGTTCAGGCTAAAGCTAATCAGGCTTTGCTTGTTGCATTAAAAGGCAGATCGGATATTCAACAGAATATTATCAAACAGGCTTCACAACTTCAACGGATCACTTTATTTGGAGATGAACAAACAATACAAGCTGCTGCACGTCTGGCAATGATGCTTGGTCAGGATGAACAGGCAATAAGAAGATTATTACCGTTAGTACAAGATTTGGCTACTGCTAAATTTGAAGGTAATCTGGTTACTGCAGCAGAACTTGTCGCTAAATCAGTTGGGTCATCTACAAATGCTCTTTCACGTTATGGTATAGTAATCGAAGGGGCTGTCGGAAGTGCAGAAAGATTAGAATCTACTATTGAACAATTAAATAAGCAGGTAGGGAGTCAATCAGTTGCTGCTGCAAATGTAGGATTGGGAGCTGTCACTCAATTAAAAAATTCCTGGGGCGATCTGACAGAGGTTATCGGAGAATCTATTACCAAATCAAAATCTTTTAAAACCATAATTGAAGGTCTTAAAATTATAGTTGATAAATTAAGTTCTGTCCTGACTAAAACAAATCCTTTTGCAGGGAAAAATAAAACTGATCTTGAAGCATATCGGAAAAGTTTTGAAGTGGCTATTGAAAGCACTTGGGGACGCCTTGAACAAGCACAAAAGGAGCTTAATAGATTAATGAACATACACGGATCATGGATGCGTCAATGGAAGGGAATGAAAGAACAAGAACAGATTATACGTGATTCTGAAGATGCCATTTCTCATTACAAAGATCAAATTGACATGATCGATCAATCATTAAAAGCATTTGATGATAATGCTGATTCTGTTGATGGTGTAACAAAAACTATTGAAGACCTTATTAAAAAAATAAAAGAACAGGCTGCGGAAGCTAATAAGTTAGCTGAGGCATGGAATAGAGTACGTGCTGAAATTGCCGGGGCTATGGGAGCTGTGGGATTAAAACCAATCGGGACAGGAAATATATCAACAGGTGAATTATCAAGTCATTCCGGGCAAATGAATCAATTACCGGGCCTACAGCCCTTTGGCGGGACAGCTCCGTCTGATACTGAGAAAACAAACCGTGAAATTGAGGGGCTTACCGAATCGCTTTATGAACAACAAACGGCTGTTAATATTCTTGCCAGCTCATTTGATGCTTTATTCTCTTCGGCAGGTGATGGCTTTAAAGCAATGATTGATGTAATGATCAATTCACTGAAACGGCTTATTGCTGAAATGCTTGCAAAAGTAGTTGTATTAACAATTCTAAATGTTTTGACTGGCGGGGGTGCGAGTTTTGCAAACATACTTCAGTCAGCATCCGGATTGAATTTTGCCAAAGGTGCTTCGGGAGGAACTGTTCCTTCAGGTTATCCGAATGATACTTTCCCGGCAATGCTTAGTTCAGGTGAGACAATACTAACCGAACAACAAAGCAGGAGTTTTAATAACAAAATACTTGTCGAAGTCCGGGGCGATATACTTGGACGTGGACTTGCAATTCAGGGACGCAGAACTGAAATAGATAACTGATGGCACTGGGACAGAAATATCAGATACTCACACGGGACCGGCATAGCATACTCTGGACAACAAAGATCTTTGAAGAGGGTTATGAGGGTGACATAACCAGTTTTACCGGTGCAGGAGGTCTGGAACCATCGAAGCGTGAATTGTGTAATGAATCTGATGATCCGTTTGACCCGATAAAAAGCTCACGGGAAATACTCGCTGTCTGGTGTGAGACTATGTTTGCACTTGATGAATTGTTCACAGCCGAGGATATGTATTATCCTGTTGAGATATATCAGGGAGAGGATCTTTACTGGTGCGGGTTTGTTGATCCCGGACAGTCTGATGAAGACTATGGCCCGGTCCCTTACGAGGCTAATATCTTTTGTATTGACGGGCTTGCACTATTAAAGAATTATAAGTTTGAAGAAAGCGACGGAGTGCCATATAACGGACGTGAGACATATTCACAGATCATATTTGATATTCTGGGTAAGATAGGGTACACAACGTTTAAAGAGTTTATCAATATCTATGAGACAGGGATGGATTCCGGTGTTGGCGATTCACCATTGGATCAGGAAAAGATAGACCGGGATGTTTTCACGGATATGTACTGTGATGAGGTCCTTAAACAACTGCTTGGCAAATTCAATGCCTGTATTCGCCAGGTCGATGGGGTATTCTGTTTGTTTCGTCCTGCAGAGCTGAACGGTGCAACTGTCTATGGCCGGTTATTTACTTCGGCTTATACCAAGTCGGCAATCAGTATCACACCGAAACAGTTTATTAACCGTTCGGGTTATTCGAGCGCATATTGTCAGATCCGGCCTTCGAAGATAATACGCACACGGCCAGCAAGCAAAGCAACCATTTTTCAGGATTATGGTTATAAAGAGAGCCTTATTGAAAATTGGGAAGCCAAAGGCAGTACCTATGACGAAGATACTCATTCATGGCAATCATGGATAAACAGCGTACCGATTATTTATTCAATCAATCGTTGGATGCCGGGCGAGCTTGATGGTATTGCTTTAGTTGCCTCATCAGCCAAAACATATTACGTTTCTCAATCATTCGGGAACTATCTTAAAATGACAGATAACATACTGAGCTTTTCAATAGATTATCTGTTATATACTTTCTATGGCAGTAATCTTGCAGGGGTCCAATCATATATCAAAGTAAAAGCTGATAATGCTAATTACTGGCTTCACGAGAAAGATGAAATCGAGCTCGAATGGGTCACGTCTGAAACATATATCACTATTTATTCAGATATAGGAAACGGCAAGAATGGATGGTTTAATTACAGCCGTTCTATCCCTGACGGGCTCCCTGTCGATGGGCCATATACCATTACTCTTTACGGGCCCTACAGCGCAAGCACTACTGACCTGATAGGCTGTTGGAAGAACGTTAAAGCAGTTTCTACTGCTGATGCTATTATTAACAAGTTACAGTTGCTTCTCTATAAAAAGAAAAAATGGTGGGCCCCCAGTACGCCTTACTGGTATATTATCAAAGAAATTTATGATAAAAAAGAAATTGTCGAGCGTGAATATACTCATGATAATGAGATAAACGGAACGCCTATTGAGCGTAATATGCTGCTTGGTGATGTAGCTGATTCTAATATTGATAATGTTATCGAGATGTTTGCCGGTTCGCTTGCGTTGTTTGCAGAAGATACACGTGCCGAAGCAGCAGCTAATTTTGATACCGAAAAGTCTGGTAGTTACTATGGTATTGATACCACTCACTCCGGCGATGATATAATATTCACCTCAACCGACGGGGAGGATTTTACCGGAGCATCGTCAATCGTAAATACTGATGGTGACCTGGCTGGTTCGGTCGTTAACACTCAGGCTCATGCAGCCGGCACACCTGAGATTGATAAAATAACACTTTCAGGTAGTTCAGGATCAGCGACAATTTCATGTGGTGGTATTTCAAAAGTATGTGAATATCTTTCCAATCCTGGCGTTACAGCAACTCAATTTGTAATAGACTTTGATTTAGAATGGGCTGCTATTAATATCGAACTTACTTCTGCTGGTGCAGATTTGTTTTTTACAGAGATTATACCAGAAGGAGGTTTTGTTGATGCTGCAATAGTAAATATTGATGGAGATTTGACAGGTACTAAATATGATATTCAGGAACCTGTTGCCTGTACGCCACGGATCGACACAATTACATTAAGTGGAGATACCGGGAGTGCTGATATAACAGTTGACGGAGTAACCGAGGAAGTAAATATTGATGAAACCCTGACACCGACAACTACCTGGAACCGCCGGGGACATAGTGACAGTAAAGCATTATTGCAGATTACCTGTGATGAGATTGCAGAACAGAATAACAGAGCCAAACAGCTTATTGACATGGCAATTCGTGAAACTGACGTTGCTGCTTCGACGCTTAATCTACTGGGTAATTTTCAGGATGCAATAAACGTCTATGGATCTCATCTCAGATCGTTTATAATCAATCGTGGAACGTTCAGCAAGAAACTCCGGCAATGGCAACTTGATTTAGTAGAAATCGGGATAGGAGATGCGCCAGTCAATGACGAATTAGAAACATATATAACAGGATTGACCACTCCGTTAAGTGATGGACAACTATTTTTATTAGATACCTTAATTACTTCATTAAAGACAGGACTGAGTATTAACAGTCTTTCTGATGCTTTTGATTGTCTTTGGATTTTGGCTGGTGAGACAGCAGAAAGTTCATTGAAAAATCTTGTCAAAAATGCCCATCATTGTACTCTTGTCAATACTCCTGTTTTCGCACAATATGAGGGATATACAGGGAATCCTGAAGTTAGTAAACTTGATACTAACTATAATCCCAATACACAAGCTTTACGGTTTGCTCAAGATAACGCAGGAGGAGGCATCTATTCGAGAACGACAAGGGCGCCAAATCTAAATGCTCATTTAGGGGGTAGGTATTTCTTATTACGACCTTGGCGTGTCACAACTTTAGCAAGAGTGAATGTTAATTCACATCTCACTTATATTAATACTGAATGCGGATCAACGTGTGTGGGTGTTACCGCAGCATATAGATTCGCAGTTGATAATTGTGTTGCTGTAAAAAATAAAACTTTTAGTACTGTTAATACTAATGTTTCAACAGGGATAGACACTGTCAATTTTGATATATGTAATGATTCAATACAGGTTGCTATAGCTTATTGTGGGAAGGCTCTTATACAAGCAGAACACAATACTTTAATTGATGCTTTTGAAACATATATGGATGCCAGAGGAAAGGGAGTTTTATAATTTTTGTATATGACAATCCATCCTCTCATATTATCCTTTTTTCTTTTACTCGAAGCGGTGTTTGGTGGAACATATATCTATATAACTGACAATAATATAAGTAATTGCAATGCTGATTTAATCGGGGTTGGCGCATTAACATCAGGGGCTTTGGGCCCGGTTCAAGACTACATTTATGTCGAAAGAAATATATTAACACTATCGGATATAACCACTGGCAACGATAAGGGATTCGTATATCAGTATTTCACAGATGCAGTATTACAAGGGACAAATATATTTATCAGAGATAATAAGTTTTACTATACTGAAACCGAAGGTACATATAATGGGATAAGATTGGAAAATGCCGATGGACTCACAATATCCGGGAATGAATTTTATGGTAATGAATATGGAGCCGCTGCTATTAATTTTGGCGTTTTAAATGCACCAGGATACAAAAACATTACAATAACTCAGAATTACGTTAATAATTGGGCTGGGTTTATTAGGATGGTTGGTGCATATATAAAAGGCATCATCGACATAAATAAAAACATTATTGCATGGAATGATGTAGCTCCTGTTATTTATGTGTTAACAAGTGATTTGTCTGCTACTTCAGATGATTATTTAGGGACAGCACCGGATATTGGATATATAGAAAAAAGATGAGAAAATTAC